AAAAATGGACAACGATGATTGGGACATTAAGATAGCCACTAGCATATTACTGGAGTCCACTAATCGACTTGCCAAGCGTGTAGGGGATGCAGAAGCTGGAGTGCTGCTAAACGTGGGTGACTTTTTCCATGCAGACAATAGCTTTAACACTACGACCAAAGGCACTCCGGTTGATGTTGATACTCGCATAGGAAAGACCTTTAGACTCGCTGGCAGACTGTTTCAGACCCTTATCAACAAGATGCTTGAGACCCACAAAGATGTAGTGGTTATCAATGTTCGCGGCAACCATGATTCCGATATGGCCTGCCACCTATCAAGCTGCATTGAGCTGCTGTACGCAAAAGAGAAGCGGGTTAAATGTTCTGCCCAACTATTCCAAGTTCATTCATTACCAGTGGCACAACAATCTGTTTGTCTTTCATCACGGCGACAGAATGAAGCACGAACAAATCTTACAGGCAGTGATTAAGAACCTCGATGACGAGTGGAGCCAATCCAAAAACAGATACTGCCATTTAGGGCATATCCATCACCATGTTGCTAGGGAGGTTGGTTCTATGCATTTTGAACACTGGGGTAGCCTTACTAGCACCGATCAGTGGCACTCAGACTCAGGTTACGGAGCGGAGCGATCAATGACAGCGGTTGTTTACCACAAAGATACGGGCGAAGATTCCCGCGTAAAGATAAAGGTGGGCTAATGGGTGACGTTGTGCAGTTTCCTCCAAAAAGTATGTTGTTACATCGTCAGTTTTGTGATGATTGTGCGGGGGTTCTTGAGTATTGGCTTGGTGATGATGATATGGCTTACGGTGTATGTACTGGCTGCATGGATCTTATACCTTCAGAAATTGACTTTAACGAAGAAATGATAGGGGAATAATTATGATTGATCCAGATGTTAGCGATTGGGAAAGATTAAGAAAGGCAATACCAGCAGTAGAAAAGCCAACAATAGATGAAAGTTTAATGCAAGTTTATATCAATTTAGCCGAAGAAGAGGTGGTCATTTCTGAAGAAAAGAAACAATACGACTCAGTATGGAGCAAAGATAATATAGATGACGAGTGGGTTAATTACGGCTTTAAGCCTTATGAATCTGATGAAGAAGACCCTGTAAATTCCCCTGACCATTACAACACTGGCAACATTGAGTGTATTTATGCAATAAAGGAGTCGATGTCCAGCATTGCTTTCCAAGGCTACCTCAAAGGCAACTGCATGAAGTACCTGTGGCGCTATGACTACAAAGGAAAGCCCGTAGAGGACTTACAGAAAGCACAATGGTATTTGGCAAAGCTTTTGAGTGTTGTGGTCTTTGAAGAGGAAGGTGAGTGATAAGTAGTGGAAGAACGCATGGGGGCAAAGGCTCAAAGACCCGCCCCACAGACACAAAGAAGTATGCAGATAACTATGATGTTATCTTTGGCAAAAAGAAAGGAAAAGCTCCTATTGCCCTTGATTGCTTACTAAAAACGCCAGATCAAATAGTGGAGAACGACAATGACAGCAAAAATTAAGAAGACCAAATACAAACCAAAGCCAAAAAGGCAAACCTAATGGCAACTAAAAGAAAACTTACCGTAGCCCAAGAAGTAGACAAAGCAGCAAAGCTACTTCAACGGCTGGTAAGGCTAAAGGCATCAGACGATAATGGTTATTGTCAATGCGTTACCTGCGGGAAGATAGACCATTATAAAAACATGCAAGGTGGGCATTTTTATAGTCGTAGGCACATTATCTTTAAGCTTTTTGAAGCTAACATTAACCCGCAATGCGCTGGCTGCAATATGTTTGGCATGAAAACTACAAAGATACAAGAAGCTTACCGAATTTACATGGAAGATAGAGATGGCTATAGGCGAATAAGGGCTATGCAAAGACTTGCGTGGAGACCTGCACCAAAGTTTAAACGTAACGAAGTAATAAAGTTTGCCCGTGAGGTCAAAGAAAAGATTAAAGACGAAGAATACCGTATAGGCGAGCCAAATTAATATTGATTATCGCGTAATATAGTGGTATTTTATTAATAAATAACAAGCAAAGAGAGTATGACTCAATAATGAGCAACCAAAAAAGGGTGAGAAGAATGATAAAAGAAGCAAACAAATTAGCGGATCAGCATTTAAGAGAAGAGACTATTAATTGGAAGGCATTTGCAGTAGGGCTTGCTATTGCGGCATTGCTTACGCTTATTCTTTCCAGCGGTAAAGCGGAAGCATCTTGTTCATACAAGACTAACTCTTTGGGGCATACGCAATATTCTTGCAATAGCGGTCAAAGCGGAACTTTGCGCACTGACGTATTAGGCACTACCCGCGATAGCAGAACTGGCACTACTTGGCGCACAGATGTATTGGGCACAACTAGATCGTCTGACGGAACCACTTATAGAACGGATGTTCTTGGCACTACTAGAGGCTCAGACGGCACTACTTGGCGAACAGATGCTCTAGGCACTATGAGAAGCAATGACGGCACTACCTGCAAGACTGATTACTTAGGTACAATACGCTGTAATTAAGATCAAGGTTTCCCCTGACCTTTGAAGTAGGCTTGGCTCACCTATGATCGCAACGAGCCACTCTGCTAATCCATGCGATTGCAATCTGGCAGTCCATGATCAACAAACAATACACAACCAAGGGGGCATATTATGCATTAGCTAACTTAATCGCAGGAAACTAGCGATAGCCTTCGGGCTGGTGACTCAGGTTGGCCCGCCTGCCGCGACAAAGGGCATACCACCAAAGGCATACCCTTCATGAAATATCATGATTTCCGATCATATAAGACAACCTTTATAATGCGCCGTTAATTAATGGTTGAGGTGTGGCGTGGTACTGTACGGGATAATAGTAGTAGTAGTAGGATTGATGGCAATAGCAAGAGAAGACCTAAATAAAGACTCCTAAAGGGGTCTTTTAGTTTCTGGATAACCAAGATTGTATCTTAGCCTGATTCATCTGTTTAAGCCCTTCAAAGTTAGGCTGCACATTCATTAGCGTTAACTCATTAAACCTCTCAAAGTCAAATCCAGTGCCTATCAGGTGCTGCCAGATGCGCTCACCCATCTTATTTATATCGTTAAAATCTATGTGTAGACCTTTTATCTGGTCTAGTTGATCAGCATCCGATTGAGATACTTGATGACGGCCTAGTGAGGCGTTGATTTCACTTATTGGCCTATGGATGATAAGTTTTTTAGCTGGGTGAGCGTTTAGCCTACTGCCTAGCAGGCTGTAAATAGCAGTATCAGCAATCCCAAAGGTCTTTTTACAGGTGTACTGGTTTAATTCTGGGAAAGTATACTGAGAAAGTGGGTCGTGCATACAAAAAGTAGCTGTAGTGGTTAGCAGGTTTGAAAGCCAAGTTGTCCTAGACCTTGGCAAACCAATAACCATAAATTCAATCATTGAATGTTAATATGACCACATAGCAGGGCTAGAAAACCCCTCAGCTTCTGTACAAGAGTCAAGATGAATAAATCTTCCGTTACCTTTTTGCTGAACACCTATTCTTTTAATGCCATGCTTCTGGGCAACTCTAATCACTTCTAAAGCCTCTTTTCCTGAACACAACACATCAACCGCCTTACCGTGAGCGTGAGCGCCTAGAGTCTCTTTGCGGGCTTCTATGGGGTGTAGTGGACATCTGTAAGCAGATGAGATGGCAAATGGAAAGCCACACTCTTCACGGATAGTATTTAGGGTAGCTAGAAATCCAAGATCAAAATCAATTGCATTACAACCGCATTTGCATGTTAGCTCTTGAGCAGTAAAATATTGTCTGTCTGTCATTTCCCTTTCCCTTTACTCTCTCAACAGTTCTAAGTGATCCTAGCCCAAGCATACCCATCAATACTGGCAACATTGTAGCGGTATCAGCTTGCGGTATGTCCACGCCAAAGCCTGCCAGCAGCGGGGATACTAAGAAGTTAACTCCAAAGCCTAACACGCAAACCCAGCCTGTAGCGGGTCGCCATCCAGATTGAAACCAGTTGCCTTTAGCGTCTTCGGTATTGAGTTTAATTTGAGCCATTGCAGTTTCTTGCGCATATTTCTGTGACATTGTTGCAATTTCATGCGCCAAAGCATTGCGCTGATCTTTAT